ACTGGACGTCCATCGCCTGCCCGGCCATGTAGATGTTGGCAGCCGATCCAAGCAGGCTAGACACGCCTGACAGCGCCGGAGTGATTGCGCCAGCGGCGAGGCCGTAAGCCTGACCGGAAGCGGCAGACACGGTGGCCTGACCGCGCATCGCGGCACCGCGCATCCGCTCTGCGTTGGCAGCACGAATCGAGTTCGACGTGATCGTCAGGGCGTCGATGCCACGGACGAGATCAAACGTCGCCATGATCTCGGCAGCAGAGCCCTTGCCTGCTTGGATGCCGCGCGCGGCGAGCTGCGTCTTGGCTGTGCTCTTGGCGGCACCAGCCTGCATCGTGTAGCGACCGACAGCCTGCTGACCGGCACGCTCCATCTCCTGAGCGCGGACGTAGGCAGCAGTTGCGGCGCGGTTCGCCATGCGCGACTGGAACAGCAGGTTCTCCTGCTGCATCTTCAGTTGCATCTGCTGCGTCTTGGCGGAGTAGAACGAGCCGATGGCCTGCGAGACCGCAGAGGCGGCCATCAGCATCATGCCGGTGTTGCCGATGCCGGACTGAGCGCCACCCTCTTGAAAGAAGCCCGGGGACTCAGAGAACCCAAGGCCCTCAGCCGTATTGTAGGAGGAGAACCCGGCGTTGGTCGGGGCCACCCGCTGAAACGGGTTGGGGATGGAGTAAAGCGATGGGTCCTGCATATCAGCCTCCCAAAGCCACTTGGATTGTGAGACCGGCGATCGTCAGCGGCAGCGGATCGTCTTGCCGGACAAGCACCTGACCGTCCTCATCCCAAGAAGGCGAGATCAGGATTTCGATCTGCTCGGACAGAAGGCTCTGAGGCGAGCCGTAGGGCTCTGACGTGCGTTGCTTGTATTGCACCAGTTGATCCTCGTTGGGTCCCGCGAAGATGCCGGACGAGCGGAACACACGCAGCCAGACGCGGTTGACGTTCTTATGGCGACCCTGACCGAGACCGTCGATCTGAAGCGTCATCGGCAAGGTCTTCATGTCAGACTGGATGGGGATGCCGATGTGGACCTTGCGGAAGGAGCGGGAAAGCGTGACCGACCCATTGTCGACCGTCTGACGTAGCTGAACTGAGCCGTCGGCAAGGATCGCCACCTCGTAGCCTTCCAAGTGGTCAAGGTTGGTGAACGTGTTGCGACAAAGACCCCAAGTCGTCAGAGGACCCTGCATCGGGGCTGGGATCGTCTTGTCGGTCTGGACCGTGACCTGAGTGGTGCTGTTGTGCGCCGTGATGGTCAGCCGGTAGATCGTCCCGTCTGGTGCATCCAGCTCAACAACGTCGCCAACGTCGCTAATGGCTCCTGAGAACACGGCGGAGCTGGCTTGAAGCGTCAGGTCTTCGCCCGGCTCAAAGGTCGTAGCTGTCGTGACCCGCATCGTCGTCGCCGACGTGTTGGCTCCGTCGTAGGTCAGACCGGAGTCGACGAAGAAGGCGTTGGACAGCTCGTCGAAGTTGCGGGCAGCCATCCGCTCGACGTAGCGTCTGTATGTCCCAGCAGGATCTGACGGGTCCTTGCTGCGGCGGCGGACGACGGCATAGAGCCGGTCCTCATCGCCTTCGGGGACGCAGCACACGGACTCGAACGTGCCGTCTACCGTGTCGTGCTGATGCCACGCGCCGATCTGCTGCTCCGGGATGTAGGTCAGGCCAAGCAGCTTGCCGTTCGACGACACGAACCAGACGACCGGCAGCGGCGACTTGGCGTAGGTCTGGTCGACGATCGTCAGGTTGTCGAACAGGTGGGCTGCCCGCAGGCTGACGTCGTTCGTGACGAAGCCACGCACAGAGTCGTTGTAGCCAAGCTCTCTGACGTGGCCTCCACGCGCGGCGCAGTAGACCAAGGAGTTGTTGACCACGGTCGGCCGCACGGAGCTGGAACCGATGTAGCTCTGCGGGCGAACGGCGATCGTCGATGGCGTGATCGCGTCGCTGTTGACCGAGGTCACGCGCCACTCTGCTGCGTCCGTCAGCAGCAGAAGCTCGGTGATCGGAACGACGTGACGGATGCGGTTGGCTTCGCGGCTGGCGAGTTGGAACGAGATGCGGTCGTCGTCGCGGATCGGAAGCTGGTAGCTGAAGTCTGACTCGGTGCCAGACTTGGTCATCAAGATCGACTGCGGCTCGTTGTCGGAGCCAGCGAAGACGCGGCGCTGCTCAAAGTAGGCGACAGCACCGGGATAGTTGCCAGCCGTCGTGATCGTGTCGTCGTAGGTCGGCGGCGAGATCGCCATGTCTGGGGCGATGTTGTCGTCGACGAAGGTAGTGCCTTCAGTTTGCCCTATGTAGCCATAGAGACCGTTCTGTTCTTTGTAGATGTTGTAGCGAACTGCGCCAACAACAGACCCCCACGACAGCGTGTTGTAGGCTCCGCTGGCGAAGATGTTGTTGACGACCGTTTCTGGATCGCTTGGCTCCGACTCAGCAATGTCGTCGCTGCCAACCGCAGTCACTTTATAGGTTATGTTGATATCAGGAGATTTCTCTCCATATTGAATATGGCCCTCAACATCAACTGTTCCTGGGCCGGGTGGCGATGGAAAGTTTGATCCATTATCAAACCTGACTGGGTCGCCACCCTGATAATTACTCAGAGTCATGTAGTCATAGTTGGTCCCAGAGACCTCCAATACCTGATAGAAATCATCAGCGAGAACGTATTGTCCGGCAAACGGTGATCCGGTTTGAAACTTGAACCCTTCTATGTAAACAGGATCGCCGTAGTTGAATGCGCGGAATCCTTGCTGGGCAGATTCCAAGCGAAGCGTGTGCCTAGTCCCGCTTATCAAGGAAAACGTGGCTCTGAAGATCTGGACGCGCCTTCCACGGAACGGCGTAATTATCGGGGGGGTGGGCTTATCTAGCGGCGGCGTGAAGTTGATGGTTTCGTAGAGCCACTTGGATGCCCCGTAGCGGCGGATCTCTGCTGGCGGATGGTTCGGGTGAACCAAGGTCAACACGTCGTTCGACTGGACGTAGTTGATGTCGAACAGCTCGGACTCGGCGTAGGGGGCAACAGATTCATAGATCTGCGTTCCAACCAAACCTTTGTCGACCCAATAGCTTGACGAGACATCCGGAGAGCTGACGCTTGTTATGTAGCTTAGACTGCCTGGATAGGCGCCATTTTTGTAGTAGACTCGGCCATTGAACGTGACCGTATCGTGCTCGTAGTAAACAAAGCTGGTTTTAGCTGGCAAACCGATGGTCACTGGGTCGTAAGCCACAGGGTCGCCGCCCTTACTTAGCGACACCTTGAACGTCGACGCACTGATGCGGATGACGTAGTGGACCAACGTTGGCGATGCGTAGGTTCCAGCCCAGATGATGACTGGGTTGCCATCGGACAGGCCATGATCCGCAGCCGTCAGAAGAAGCTCACCACCGTCATCTGATGGCGTAATGGCAAGCTCACCCGAAGGCGTCTCACCCTCCGCAAAGAACGGATCACCCGACCACAGCAAGGTGGCTCCGTCGTCGTGGATCCTGAAGTATCCTGCACCTAGCTCGATCACGTAGGTCTGGCTGACCGAGAACGTGAACGGGATCAGGCGCGTCTTCTTCGTGCTGTCCTTGACCTCACGCACCAGCTCAAAGCCCGGGCGGTTCTGGACAGGCCCCTGCGGCTTCGGGATGAAGTTGCGGACCGTGGCAGCGCCGGTCTGGTAGCGGATGTCGTCGATGCGCCCGAACATCTCCGGGCTGATCTCGCCACCAGCGAAAGACCTGAGGTAGTTGCGTGTCGTCGGCATCAGCGGTTCGCCATCCAAGAGACGATGTGTTCCGGCTTCGTGTTGCTCTGCTCGGAGTCCAAGCGGCGAGCCTCGGACAGATACATCGTCATCATCTGGACGCAGCGTCGCGCTTCAGCGGCACCCTGGTCGCCCTTGATGATCGGGCCAGCCAGCATCCCGGCGAGATGCCAGGACAGAGCCATCACGAAGTTGAATGAGAACTTGGTCGTGTCGGTGACCTTGGCGACGTAGCGGATCTGGGCGTCGTCCTGGTCAGTCAGGATCACGCGGTTGCCGCTGCCGTCCGTCTCGACCGTGTAGCGGCGCGGGACGTAGTTGCCCGCTGCGATCACAGGACCCACGGTCGTCGTGTCGACCGGGTTGAAGCGAGTCGAGTAGTCGTCTTCGTTCTCGTCGGCCTGGACGGCCACGATCGTCAACAGGTCCCCGGGAGCTGCATACGCATAGTCCCACTCAGCCCAGGACGCCGTGACGGGAGTCAGCAACTGGCGCTTCATGGCGAAGTTCCAGGTGTGCGTCTCCAACAGGGAGTCCCGTGCGATCGGATAGAACCGAGCGCACAGGCCAGCCTGCACCGAGCCGTCGGGCGGCTCGATGCTAGACACGTTGGCTACATCGCC